CGATTGGCGTACAACCAACAGCGGGCGCGAATGCTTCAAGTCAGTTCATTGCAGGTGACGCGGGTACTTATTATTACCGTGTTGTAGGTATTGGCGCTAACGGTGTAAGTGTACCTGTTGATACTAATGCAATCGCTGTAGTTGCAGGTGATCAAGTTCAATTTACTATTGCTAGTGATTCAACAATTGATCATTTCCGCATTTATCGTTCTACTAAGACAGCAAGCAACGCTAATGGCTCTTTACTTATTAAAGAAGTAGCCCGCGCGGGTGCAAATACTGTTTTCACTGATAACAATGATAATATCCCCGATACATCAGAAGTGCTTTTGATCAACAATAGCCCAGAGTATAACTGTTACTATCAATTATTATCATTGACTCGTAGACCTCTTGCACAAACATCAACAAGCTTACCATTCTTACTTATGATGTTCGGTGCGCCTGCTGTTAAGTTGCCCACTAAGCAATTCTTAATTTCAAACGTAGGAGCTTAATCTTATGACTTGGCACATCCCATCAAGAACAAGCATCAAAGACGGTATTCTTAACATTGCAGGTGAAAACGTGCGTGTAGAAAACTATGTCATTGTTGAACCTGTGAAGTTGAGCCAAGCACAAGAAAACACCCTTGAAAAGTTGCCATTATGGGAGCGTTTACAGGCTGTCGAGAAGGTCTCTCAAACGAAAGATCAAGAACAGGCTGAAGCTCCCAAAAAGGCACAACCTAAAAAAAGAAAACGCTCTACTAAAAAATAGGTGAACACATGGCAACTTTCACGGATCGCGGTTATACTGTCGAATGGTTAAAATCTACCTTTTTGCTAGGTGTAGATCTTACCCTTGATGATGGATCTGATTATCCTTTAGAGATCTTTGAAACATCATTAAAACAAGCAGAACGAGCGGTCAGTGATGAATTAGGGCTAGTGTTCAATACTCAACAGTTTAGAGAACGACACGACAAAGAACCAGATATGGTCGGGGGTTGGTATCCTTTAAGAACGAGATACAGACCCTTGATTGATATTGAGAAAATAGAAATTATCTATGGCAGAAGCAAAACAAGCGCAGAACTCCCGCCACAATGGGCAAATATAACCGAGGCTATGGCGGGGCAAGTTCACATTGTACCTGTTGCCGAGGGGTCAAGCTCCTATATCATGGCGGGCGGTATGCCTGTGATTCTAGGTTTAGGGGGCTTAAGTTCAGAGTATTACATCCCTGCATACTTTCAGCTCCAATACAACGCAGGTTTTCCCCTTTATCAAGGTACTGCAACCTTGCAAGCGGGGGAGACAAGTATCACAGTAAATCTGAATAGAGAATTTACTGATCAGTATGAAGCAAGTGCAACGGCTTCAGGTACTAGCGTTTCTATTTCAAAGAAATATGATAGTATTGTATTGTCAATTGATAATGCATTACAACAAGATTTATTAATTACTTGGAAGGTGGATACTTTACCAAGTGATATTGTAAGAGCAGTTGCCTTAAAGGCTTCTATGCTCACTTTAGATGTTGCAGGCGATCTCATCGCGGGGGCGGGTCTTGCGTCTGTTAGTACATCAATGGACGGACTATCACAGAACATCAACACGACAGCAAGCGCTACTAACAGCGGTTATGGTGCAAGGGTCTTACAGTTCACCAAAGAGTACAAAGAACTGATTGCAACATTAAGAGCAACATACAGAAGTATGAACATTTTTGCATTGTGAGAATGCTATGATTTTAAACTCTCGTACTCCTGTAAAACTAACACCAAGAGCAGACTTTAAACCCGAACAGTTCAGAAAAACGATTTTCTCACATGGTTTAAATGTGCGTTGGCAACAAGCAAGTGAATGTCCATGCTCACAAGATTCAAGTGACTACGGATTTACTACAAGTACACTTGCAAGCTCAAGCGGTGCATTAAATAAGAGCCGTTCTGATTGTCCTGTGTGCAAAGGAAGAGGATATCTTTATCACTCTTCACAGACAATTAAAGCAGTAGTTACAGGCGCAAGAAAACAAGATGATAGATTTAGTCAAGTAGGAGCTTCTGAATATAGCGAAGGTTCGATAGGCTTAACATTGTTACCAGAGCATTTACCCGCTTTCGGTGACAAGTTTACATTATTACAAAGTGCAATTGTATACAGAGAAACACTTGTAAAAAGTGCAGGAAATACAGACAGTACAAGATATCCGATAGTGTCACGGGAGCATGATTTAACAGGCGGAAAAATCTCTTTTGGTGTACGTTATTTGATACCTGCAAATGATCAAAATGAGGTTGTTCAAAATACTAATCTTGTAGAAAACACTGATTATACAATTAATAACGGTGTGATCACTTGGATTAATCCAATTAATCAAGGTTTAAGATTTAGTATAGAATACTATGCTAATCCTGTTTACATTGTGACTAATCATCCTCATGTAATACGAGATTCAATGAGAGCTTTTAAAGCTCCTACTCCTTATCATATCGAATTACCCGTTTATGCAGAGGCTAAACTTGAATTTTACGGGAGCGATAATGATTGATCTAAAATCAATGGGGCTTGATCCTAAATCACGTAAAGCCCGACTAAGAAGAATCGCGCTTGTAGTGGTCGCACTATGGAAAGCTGAAGCACAAGCACACGGACTTAAATCTACATTAGCAGTGTACAAAAGAGGTGTACAGATTCGTACACTCACAGATTCTTATGTCATTGTGACATTAAAAGGAATTGTACCCAACATGATTGAACAGGGTACACCTGCACATGATATGAGAAAATACCTGTTAAAAACAAGGCGGGCGGGGGCTTCTCCTATTCGTAGAAACAAGCAGGGTAAGCCGTACAGGTATATCATGTTTGGACGTTCTGTCGCAGATATCAAATCATATGGGGGCAAAGGTGCGTATAGTGACGCAAAAGCTCTTATTCCTACAACACAGAGCGCAAGCGGTAAGCTCCTTTATGGTTCAAAGTTCTCTAATCAATCACAGCATTTTTACAGTAAACTAGGCGTTAAAAGTGTAAGCGGTGCGCTTGATGGTATGGTTAGAATGGTAGCCACGTACTCAAAAAAAGCAGACGGAACAACCGTTGTACAGGGTGCGTATAAGACTTGGCGCACTGTCAGTTATAAGCGTCCAGAAGCTTGGCAACATCCAGGTCTTGAGCCTGCAAACATCGCTGATAAAGTGAGAAGTCAAATACCTTCTCTGATTGAGAGTACAGGGCTATGATGCATCATCATGTATTGACAAGTTTAAAAGGTTCTTTGAACTATTACTTGACCACAGCAAACAAAAATCAATGGCTTGCTTTGTTTGATAATACAGCGCACAACGATACTTTATTAAGTCAAGTTTACACTGAATTACAGAATACAAGACCCTCTTTAAGACCTCACGCACAAGCAAACACAGCTTCACTGCCTATTGTAGTTGTTCAGTTGATGAGTAGAACAGTTACAGATAGACCACTTGGACACAGCGCAAACGGGCTTGAATCTTTGATCTCAAGGCAATCTGTGAAAATAGAAATTATGTGTAAAGGATCAGATGAGGCGGATATCTTAGCTGTAACAGTGCTTAGAGCTTTACAACAGGCGAGAGGCGATTTTTTACAGAATGGGTACTTATACTTTTCTGTTGATAGTATTGAAGAACTAGCCCCACAAGAACAGCTTGTAGCTGAAGAGATGGGAGTGTTTGTAAGACGTATTCAAATTTCTTCACAAGTACAAGAAGAAGTAGCAAGGCTCTTTGAAGAATCAAGCTTAGGTAATTTAACAATAGGCTTAAAACCAAACGGCAGAGTTTCTTTTATCGACTCATCAAACTAAATACATTATACTATAAAAAACACAGGAGTTTGTACAATGCCCTCTATTTTTAATCAAAGCGGTTTTAAAAGTACAGCCAGAGCGGGGATCTATGCGCGTATTGATGCATCAGCCCTTGCAGGTGGTGACATTGAAAGCGGTAACATTGCGCTTGTCGGTGATTTCACATCATTTCAAGCCAATACCCCTTACGTTTTCAGCTCAAGGCGTTCTATGGTTGCTTTTGATAGCACAGATCAAGAACTTGCTTTACTTGCTCAGTTGGCTTTTAGTCCTAGTGATGATCCTAATGCAAGTAACGGTGCTTCATCTATTCGTATTGTTAATGCAAGAGAGAACACAGCACAAGCAAGCCTTTCATTAGGCGCATTGAGCTTAAAATCTAAAGTGTGGGGCGCCCGTGGTAATCGTTTACAGGCTTCACTTGCGATCAGTGGAGATACTCACACATTAGATCTAGTAAGAAACGGCTTCACAGAGCAGTTTAAGGTTGAAAATGATACAATTGCACAACTTAGTAATACAAGCGGTGCAGATGTTACTTTAACAATTAACAATGGTACTTTTACTGTTACAGGTGCAAATATCGCAGATATTACAGTATCAAGCAGTGAAGCGATTTATTTAAAAGACGTTGTGAACTTGATCAATAATGTTAGTGGCTTGACAATGACTTTAATTGATCCTGTTTCAATTGAAAGTGTTAAGTTTGATTTCTTGGCATCAACTGTTATTGCTGATTCTGCAACACATGATCTTAAAGCCCCTAATTATCGTTTATTAGATGCGCTACAAGCAAGTAATCTTGTTACTGTGACAATTGATACAACGCAAGCGGGGGCTTTATCTGCGTCAACTATCACGGCTTCTGGTGGTGGGTTCGGTAATACATATAATTGGGATGGTGCTTTACAATCAATTGAGAATGAAAATGTTCAAATTGTAGTACTGTTTTCAACTGACGCGGGCGCACAAAGCAAGATTGCTAATCATTTAAATCAATCAGCTTTAGCAGGATATGAAAGACAAGCATATACAGCGATTGAGAACACAAGTACACTTGCACAGATCAAAACAAGAGCCGTTTCTTTGAATAATGCGGGAATTGCTTTAGTTGCTCAAAATGTGGAGCTTTTTGATCCTCAAGGACTAAGAAAAGAGATTGACAGTAAATATCTAGCTTTGATCATGGCGGGCATGCAAGCGGGTAGTGATATTGGTGAGCCTCTAACACGTAAAAGACCCCGTATCATTAAGACTATTCAAACACAATGGAATCCTTACAATGATGCAGAACAAGCCTTGAGAAGTGGTTTACTTTTCTTGTCTTCTGATAATCTCGGTGTAAAAGTTGAAAGATCTATTTCAACATATCTTACAGATAATAACCCGATCTATTCAGAGATTAGTACATATGAAAGCGTACTTGCTTCATTGCGTGATTTACGTCAAGCTTTAGCGGATCAAATAGGCAGACCAACTAGAACAAGTCAACTAGCTTTGATTGAAGGACGTACTAAAACACGTTTAACAGCACAAGTACGAGATGGTATTATCAAAGCTTTTCAAAATGTACAGCTTGAAGATTTAGGGGATGAGGTAGCAATTTCTTATGAAGTCGCGCCCGTTGAGCCTCTGAACTTTGTTTCAATTACAGCAGTAGCGACCAGAATCAGTTTATAGGAGTTTAAATCATGGCAAATAAAGCAATAAGCGGTGCTAGTTGTAAAGTATACTTAAGCGCAACAGGTCAAGAAGTAGGATGGGCAACGGGTGTTGATGTTACTGAAAGTATCCAAACCCAAAGAGTAGATATTATCGGAGAGCTTGACAGTCAAGAGATTGTCCCTGTCCGTAGAACTGCACAAATGACAGTCAATGCTATTCGTATTCAAAGAAATCCTTTAGAAGCGTATGGAGCTTGGAACATTGGAGACTCACAGGATGTAATCAATGCCCCCGCGCTTGATTTTGTAATTATTGATGACAACACGGGTGAAACTTTGCTATTGTTGG